CCTACAACCGTTTGACAGGTGTTGTGAAACTCCCGAATCAGGTGGCGCACTTGCTCACGCAGCATAAAATTTGGGATGAAAAGCAGATCGAATGGAATTCCCAAGGCGGAATAAAATCGTTTAAAGCAAATCCATTCAAAGACCTTGATCTATTTTCAAAGTCTCGACTTGAATTTTATGAGTCGAAGATGTTGCCGATGTATAAGGAAATGCATTTATCCGAAAACGAAATTTATCGCGAGAATGCGATGATTTTCGGCCGGACTGGCGGTCGGCTCTTCAATTTGATCCATCGTCAGCGTGAAACGATGCATCGATCTGCGGACGCATGGGATAAAGCACCCGGTGTAGATCAATCGGTCAATGTTGCGAAAGAGTCTGCGTCTGGGCAGGCGGTGATTCTTCGCGCGGAATGGCATAAGGTCCAGCGAGATTTAGGTACTGCAGTTCTTCCGCTGGCGATTTCTGCTGTCAAAGGCATGACAGCCGCACTGACGGCATTTACAGAGTTCGCTAAAGAGCACCCCGGAATTGTTAAGGGACTGACTGTGGCATTCGCGGGTCTCGCAGTTACGCTAGCGATTGGGGGAACCATCACCCTGTTGGCTGCGGGCTTCAGTGGACTGTCACTTGCTGCTGGAGTAGCTGCTGGTGCATCTGGAATTCCATTAATTGGTGGGGCACTTGCCGCGTTGGCTGGTCCGGTAGGTATAGCAGTACTCGTAATTGGCACGATTGCTGCAGCTTGCTACGCCTTCCGGGGCTTAACTAAAGAAGAAGTGAGTTCCGCTCGTACGGAAGGCGGCGCAAGACTTACAGCTGATGCCATGGCACGTAGTAATGAAATGGGCTGGAAGCCTCCAATGCCTGGTATCGACGTCGGTCCTACCAAGGCAGCTAGTGTTGTAACTGTTGGCGAAGGGCAAATCGCCAAGCAGTTCCCTTGGGCGAATCAACCCAGAATTCCGGCAACGCCCGCATCGGGAGCTAACCAGCCTCCAGCAGCACGCCCGTCTAGTTTCGTGCCGCCACCGCCGCCAGCACCAGTATTCAAGGTCGAAAACAAGTTTGATGCCCACGGTATCAGCACTCGAATCACCCAGCAAATGGGCGCCAGCATGGCACGTCCGCAAACTGGCCCGAACTTTGTAGATGGTTCCATGGCGCCGGTACCAGTCGCGTACGCAGGAAGGTAAAAATGCCGAATAACGCACTCAGTCTGACCCTTGGGACAGAGACATTTCACGGGTTCGAAATACCGGAGAGCATTCCGCTAGGCGGTGCGCAGCAGCTGGTGATTCACAAATTGCCGGGTGGCGCGCGGGTCATTCAGCCCATGGGGCAGGACGATGATCCTATTCAGTGGTCTGGTCTGTTTCTGGGCACCTCGGCACTGGACCGGGCCCGCGCCATCGATCTGATGCGCGTGCAGGGCAAGCCGCAGAAATTGTCGTTCTTCGAATTTCGCTACATGGTGGTGGTAAAGGCCTTCCGCTACGTAATAGAGACGCGCTTCAGGATCCGATACACCCTCGAACTGGAAGTGCTGGAGGACAGCACTAAGGGGCGCGGCGCTACTGCTGCCAGCTCGGATATTGGCGCGGCGGTCCGTGCTGATTCTGCTGCAGCTGTAAGTATTGGCAATTCAATTGGTGATTCACAACTGACATCTATGCTGGGCACGATGGATAGCGCTATCCGTTCGGTGTCGAACTTCGCACAGGCTACAACCGCCACCATTAATGGCGTGATCGGCCCAGTTGCAGCGGTAGCGCAGCGCGTCAATACCATGATCGCCAGCGCAGGCAGCACGCTCACCAGTGTCGCAACGCTGGGTGGAATCCTGCCGAACAACCCGATCGCGCGGCAGGCCGCCAAGTTGAATGGCCAGGTGGCGGCTGCTACACAGTTGCCGCTTCTGTACAACGTCCTGTCGCTGTCTGGCCGGATTCAGTCGAATCTGAATCTGGTTTCTGGCACGTCAGCCAGCGCCACGCGTGTGGTGGCCACGGGCCAGAATCTGTTTAAGGTCGCCGCTCAGGAATACGGCGACGCCACCAAGTGGACGGCGATCGCGCAGGCCAACAAGCTGACGGACCCCAACATCACCGGAATCCAGAGTATTACCGTACCGCCGTCGCCGGCGGACAGTGGGGGAGAATTTATCACATGAAAAGTGTCAGCCAGCAAGCGCGCGGATTGGTCTATGCCAACGGTGAAGTAGTGAAAGGCGTGTTTGCCTTCGAGGTGGACAACAACACGTTCTTTCAGGCAGACACGTTTCGGCTAACGCTGCTTATTTCCGCGCAGCCGGCGGGGCGCGGGCTAGACTTCTGGGCCCAGCAGGAAAAACTGGAATTCGAATTCCTGATTGGCTTTCCTGAAAACCCTGACTCGTTCCAGCGCTCTGATCTGACCAGCTTTCTGACTGGGTATGCTGATGACATGACCGTTGATCTGGCGGCCGACACGATCACGCTGGTAGGGCGTGACTTGACGTCCAAGCTGATTGACTTCAAGCGCGCCATAGTCTTCGCCAGTGGTAACCTGGTCGCGTCGGATATTGTCACCCAGATAGCTGTTGCTCAGGGCCTTACCCCAGTGGTAACGAAAACTAACACAGCGGTGGGTGGTTACTATCAGATCGTCAAGGCGCTTGTTGCTTCCGACGTCAGCTATTGGGACATCATTACGCGACTGGCCCAAATCGAAGGCTTCCGCGCCTACGTGAAGGGCCATGAACTGCACTTCGAGCCACGCCCGACGGAATCGGCGGACCCGTACGTTATTCGGTGGAACCGCGACGCTGATGTCGCAGAGTCGAACACACAGCGCCTCACGTTCTCGCGGAACCTGTCCATAGCGAAGGATTTGCGCGTCAGGGTTATTTCGTTCGATACCAAGACCAAGAAGAATGTGGACGAAACGGCCGAGCGAAAGCGTGTCTATAACAAAACTACGAGCAAGGCAGTTCCTTACGGTGGCGCAGCTCAAGAGTATGTATATAGATTTGAAAACTTGACCCCGGTTGAGGCGCGGAAGAGGGCGCAAAGTAAGTTGTTAGAGCTTTCCCAACACGAAATGAACATTTCGGCGGATCTGCCCGGTGACCTGTTGCTGACCTCGGACAAGCTGGTGCAGGTAGTTGGTACCGGTAGCGCTTTCGACCAGTCCTATTTCGTTTCTTCGATCACGAGGTCCCTGTCCTTCGATGATGGCTATCGCATGTCGTTGCAGGCCAAGAATCAAACGCCAAATAATCCCGTATGAATAATTTTATGAATGCGCTTCGGCAGACGTCAATGATGACGACCCAAAGCGAGGCTCGCACGCGTGTCGGTAACGTCACCAGCTATGACCCCAACACCTACAGCGCCAAAGTTATGTTGCAGCCAGAGGGCATTGAGACCGGCTGGCTGCCAATTCTGACAAACTGGTCTGGCAACGGCTGGGGCCTGTTTTCTCCACCAACATCCGGCGACATGGTGCACGTCGAGTTTCGTTCGGCTGACGTAGACGCTGGCCAGATCGTTGGCCGGTTCTTCAACGATCAGGAGCGGCCACTGCCAGCGCCAAGTGGCGAGTTCTGGCTGGTGCATAAATCTGGTTCGTTGCTGAAGTTCCACAACGATGGCAACGTGGAGCTGGTCACGGAGCAGGACCTGCGCGCGACGGTAGGCCGCAATGCCAATGTGACGGTGGCGAACAACGCCACTGTATCGGTGGGCGGTACCGCAAGCTATACAGCCACTCAGCACCAGTTTTCAGGCCCTGTCACGATGGATTCGACCTTGGCTGTTGCGGGCGGTGCAGCACTGAACGGTGGGTTCTCGGCCAAGGCGGGGAGCGGCGGCGGGGCGGCCGGCACCATTACCGGTGACATGCATGCGACCGGCACCGTTACCGGCGATGTTGATGTCGTCGCTGCCGGCAAGAGCGGCAAAAGCCACACGCACCGTGAGAACGGTGCCGGCAACAACACCAATTCGCCGAACTGACGGAGCTACGCAATATGGCAGACCTGCATCACTACATTGGGGGCGACCTCGCCGTCTCCAACACAGGCGACATCGCGATCGCTACCGGTACCCAAGAGGGGCAGCAGCGCGTGCTGCGCCGACTGCTTACCAATGGCGGCGACTACATCTGGAATCTGGACTACGGCGCCGGGGTTTCGCAAGAAATTGGCAAGACTTTGGACGTTGGCCGAGTCCGCGCTTTGATCCGCGAGCAGCTATTTAACGAGGGGATAGTTTCCCATAGCCCGGACCCGGTGATTTCGGTCACGCCGATACAGAACGGCATCAGCGTCCGCGTCCAGTACGTGGACGCTATCCAAAAGCAGCAAGTTAGCTTGGCATTTGACATTAATAGGTAGCCCATGACCATCAATACGAAGACCTTCGCCACTCTCGTATCCGAACAGATCGCAGCAATTCAGGCCAAATCGTCCGCCCTGATCGACTTCACGGTGGGATCGATGCTGCGCGCGCTGGTCGAGACCAATGCGGCGCTCGGCCTCTGGATTCAGGGTTTGGTGGTGCAGCTGTTGGCCACCACCCGCGCTGCAACCTCCAGCGACAGCGATCTTGACAGCTGGATGGCTGATTATGGGCTTGCGCGTCTGCAGGCGATCGCCGCCACCGGCGCAGTGACGTTCTCACGCTTTACGCCGACCAATCAAGCGCTGATCCCCTTTGGCAGCCAAGTACAAACGGCCGATGGTTCGCAGTCCTACACCGTTACGGCTGACCCGACTAACCCGGCTTACACTGTGGCAGGCTACGTGGTCGCGGCTGGTGTGGCCAGCGTGACGGTTCCGGTAGCGGCGAATACTGCTGCTGCAGCCGGTAACGCCGCTATAGGGCAGGTGACTGTGCTATCGCAGGCCATCACGTACATCGACTCGGTTTCAAATCAAGCAGCCTTTACTGGGGGCGCTGACGCAGAAAGCGACGCGGCCCTGCGGGCGCGCTTTGTTGTGTACGTGGCCTCCCTTTCGCGGGCTACCCGGGCTGCGCTTGGCTTTGCGATCACATCGGCCCAGCCTGGCGCAGTCTACTCGATCACAGAAAACCAGCAATATAGCGGCGCTGCGGACATCGGGTTTTTCTACGTTGTGGCAGACGACGGATCCGGCGCGCCGCCGGCATCCTTCATTACTGCGGTGACGAATGCTATAGATGCCGTGCGGGCCATCACGACGCGCTTTGCCGTCTATAGCCCGGTGATCGTGCCGGTATCGGTATCGATGACGGTGTCGCTGGCCACTGGTTACGATCCGGCGTCGACACGAGCGCTCGTCACGGCCGCGCTGCAGACATACATCAATACGCTGGCAATTGGCCAGACCTTGACCTACACGCGACTGGCTCAGGTTGCCTATGATGCGTCCCCGGGCGTTACCAACGTGACGGGCACGTTACTGAATGGGGGCACTGCCGACGTGACGGCAACTGCCAAGCAGGTTATTAAATCCTCTGGCGTGGTGGTGTCCTAATGGCTACTGGTGATACTGACGATATCGTCGCTCGGCTGAAGTCAACGCTGCCTCTCTGGTTCACAGATAGCACGCCGGTTCTCGATGCGATCCTGTACGGATGGGCGACAACCTGGGCATTTGTCTATTCGCTGTTCGCCTACGCGAAAAAGCAGTCGCGCATCCTGACAGCTTCGGATGGCTGGCTGGATATGATCGCGGGCGACTTTTTCGGGCTGGGGCTGCAGCGCAAGTCGTTTCAGACGGACCAAAGCTACCGCGCGGCTATACAGGCAAATATCCTGCGGGAGCGTGCCACGCGCGCGGGCCTGATTAAGCTCTGCACTGATGTGACAGGGCGAACGCCAATCGTATTTGAGCCGAGACGGCCCGGCGACAACGGCGCCTATAGCCAACCTGTCGGATTCTATGGCATGGCTCGTTACGCAAGCCTTACGACGCTGCCATATGAGTGTTTCGTGAAAGCGTACCGGCCCCTGCCGGGCACACCTCAATACGGAATTTCGGACGCTGACATCTATGCCGCGATCGATTCGGTCAGACCGAACAACGTCACGATATGGGTTCAGCTCTTGAACTGATGAATTCTTCGCACAACACGGCCGCTTTCGAGCGGCCTTTTTTATGGGAGCAACATGGATCGCGTTACAGTCTATAACGGCGAAGAGCTGCTCGAAACCGATATCCTGAACGGCAGCAAGTTCGCGATGATCGGGCTAGCCAAACTCGCTCAGGCAGTTCTTGGGACGGCGCCGGCGCTTGTCGGACTCGCCTGCACGCCTGGTGCGGGTCTTACGGTCGCAATTGCCGCTGGCCAGATTTACCAGATGGCGGCAGTGGATACGACTGGCTATTCGACGCTCGGTACCGACTCGCATCAGGTGCTGAAGCAGGGCATCTTGCCCGACCCTGCAACGCTGTCGGTGCCCGCGCCCGGCACTTCGGGGAAATCGATCAACTATCTGGTGCAGGTTCAGTTTCAAGAGGTCGACACCGGCGCGGCGGTGCTGCCTTTCTATAACGCCAGCAATCCGGCAATTGCATACAGCGGGCCGGGTGGCTTGGGCGCGGCAAGTACTACTATCCGATCGGGCCAGTGCGTCGTGCAGGTTAAAGCTGGCGCCGCAGCGGCGACCGGATCGCAGGTCACGCCGACGCCGGATGCTGGCTGGGTGGCGGCATACAGCGTGCAGGTGGACTACGGCATGTCAGCGGTACCAGCCGGCAACATCAGCGTGGCCAGCGGTGCTCCTTTCCTATCGTTGTCTTTGCCCAATGCGGCAGGGCAGGCGCAGGTGCAGAACAACGGCTTGTGCTATGCCGCAGACATTGGCGCCGCGAACGCCTATGCGGCAGTGTACAGCCCGGCCGTCACGGCGCTGACCGACGGCATGGTGCTGGAGTTCAAGGCGGCCAATGCCAATTCAGGCGCTTCTACGTTTGCCCCCAACGGTCTTGCGGCCAAGCCGATAGTCGGCGGAGCGCATGCAGCGCTCCAGGGCGGCGAAATCGTCGCTAGCGGCATGGTGGAGCTGATGTATCACGCTGGGCTTACGTCGTGGGTACTTCTCGGGTGTACCGGCGGTGCTCTTCAAGTCGGTGCAGCCACCCAGTCTCAGCATGCGGCACCGCTTTCGCAAATACAGTCGCTCGTTGCGCCAACTTATGTGAACGCATCACGAAATGTTGGTGCAGGCGTTTATCAGGTAGATACGATCGGCGGTAGCACCTTCACCCTGACGTTACCGGCCTCACCAGCCAAGGGCACCATGCTGACCTTCATGGATATAAGCCTGAACTGGTTTAACACCAATTGGACGCTGGCCCGGAACGGAAAAACCATCATGGGGCAGGCAAACGACTTGATCGTGAATATGAGCGATCAGCAATTTTCAATTTGGTACAACGGATCTGACTGGAGGCTAATCTAATGAAATTGAGTGATTTTGTAGCTGGAGCATCGACGAACACTGTTTCGATTTCGACCGCGGCACCTATTGGGCAGAATGTCTTTGGGTCCGGATCGGCGCGTGTATTCCAGTCGAATGGGAACTTCACTATTCCCGCAGGGGTCACCAGCATTCGTGTATCCGTGCTCGGTGGCGGAGGTGCTGGCGGGAATCTTAACGGTGCATATAGCGGTGGAGGTGGTGGAGGTGGTGGTGGTGGCTTCGGTCAAGGCGTATTCTCTGTCGTCCCAGGTACCAATTATGCGATTACTGCAGGCGCTGGCACGAACTCGTTCGGTGCGCTAATTACATCCCTTGGCGGTTCTAACGGATCTGCTGGGTCTGGTACCGGTCCTGGAGGGGCTGGTGGCGCGGGCGGCACATCCTCGGGTGGTGCTGTCGCTCTGACCGGTCAAGCAGGCGGTGCTGGCGGAGTCGGTGGATCAGGTACCGGATCACCGGGCGGTGGTGGCGGCGGCGGTGCTTGCGGCCTTAGTACTGGACTTGGAGTAGGTGGAGTTGGCGGACTTGGTAGCGCTTCGGTCGGAGGCCAAGCTGGCGGCGGCGGAGGTGGTGGATTGCCTCCCCGCTC